TGGCAAGGCTTGTTCGTTAAAAAAAACTTTCGGTTTAGTTTGGCGTTGTTTAGCGTTTTTTCGTGCTTTGTGTTCGGCCCCGCGTCGAGAGTTGCAAGGCTTACAAGCGGGGACCAATTCGGTGTCATCTCCCACCATGTCGTAGGGGACTAGGTGGTCTGCCTCGGTTGCGGGACGGACTTTGCACCACACACACACGGGGTTGTCGCGTAGTAGTGCGGCTCGACGTGCGCGGTATTTCGGGTTGGCGGTGCGTTTAGGCATAGGGCCTAACGCCCTCGCTACGCTCGGTTGTTCTAGCGCGGCGCGTTCGCGCCTTGCTATCGGTTTGCATGATCTGGCCCGGTGGCCGGGTTTGTGTCGCGTGTGTGTTTTGCATTTGTTTGTTTTACCTAGGTTAGTTGTCATTGCGTCTAGGGCATAGTGCCCCCGGGCACCAACCCGTCCGTTGGTTAAGCACGGTTCACACTTGCCACACACCGTTTAATGTGCATGGGCTTTACCCGCCTGTCTAACGGGCTAACTATGGCCGGTTAGGCCACGTGGATTTGCACCAACACCCGCTAGACACGTGCGGGACGTAACCGTGAGACGGTCCTACCTCAATTGTCTAAAACGGTTCCTCGCGTTCCATGCTCTTACTTGCAACCTCTTGTAGTAGGGCCTCGATTACTTTGCTTGCCTCGAATTTGGTTAGATCTGCAACCTTGGCAATTTCTTTATCCAATGTGTCGTTGCAGAATAGCCGCAATGCTTCATCGTCTGCCAAATTGGCTTTTGTGGCTTGGATTTTTAACATTTTTAGTTGTGGTTGGGTAACCGGGCCGTTGGCCGCCATGGCCTTGCGTTTGTTTTGTTCTTTTTCCACGATCCGCCGCATAGCCAAATCTTGTTCCTGTTTCTCGGTCATTGGAAACGGATCGTCCTCAGTAGGCGGCAATTCTTGGCGGTGTTTTATTTCGTCGTGGGACGCTATGGATTTATCTATCCCGTAGCCCATGTAGCCCAAACCACGGCCAAGCGCGCTTGTGAACCCCACCATGCGTTCCGCATTTTTCGTAAATGGTGTTTTGCCCGGTACTTGTTCGGCCGCGCTCGCAATGACGGGCACCGCGTCCCGTTCGTCCCGCCAAATCGTTACAACGCAAATTAGGAACAATTGTTCCCCTACTTGCTCGAGTGTGCAAGACGTTTCTTGGATCCGTAGTTGCGGCCAATCTTTTAGGGCCATTCGCAACCGGGTCGGTACGTCCACGTAGCCGTTTAACTCAAATCCCATTTGTAACCGTCGCTTTCGTTGTGGGTGTGGGCAATGTATCCATTGGGTGTAACGCGGTGGCCGGTGTGAAAAATGCGGGTGCGGCGGTGCCCGTAAACCAATGTTCGGGCCGGTTGCAATCACGTAAATGCAACCAACCGCGTAAAACCACGGACGCGGTGCCGTAATCGGCTACTGCCAACACGTACGGGGCCGGTTTGTCGTATTCGTGCGTAATTAGCCGTTTGTTGTAATCGTTCACGGTGCGAACTTGTATTCCGGCCACGTCGAATTCGTCGCTTTGTATGTCCCGTAATTCCCAATGGTATGGCACCCCTAAATATTCGGCGGTGGCTAGTTCGCCCATAAATCCGCGTTGGACCCGTTCGCGAATCCGCTCGAACACGTCCGTGTCGGACAAATTGAGTAGGCCGCGGGCCACGTGGCGGCGTAATCTGTCCGGGTTGCCACGCAAATACGCCAACCAAACGTTGGTGTTGCGGTCAATTACCGCCATTTGGGTGTTGTCAAATTGGATCGTTATTGTGCCGGTGTCGTCAGTAACAATCACGTGCCACAACCTGTAAGTGTTGTAACTCGGCTTGTAGTTCCAATATGCGTTGTTCCAATATGCGGATACGCACCATGGCTAGAAACGTGCAATGCGCGGTGGGTAAATCTGGCGTGTTTTCGTGCAATTCGTTGAGTTTGTTAAACACCAATTTGCCGTCCCCGTGACAATCGGCCATAAACACACTCATTTGCCGTATGTGGTCCAATTGGACCACCCGCCGCTACTGCCGGGCACACCGGCCCAAATCAACGAACCAATGGCAAGGTTGGTAACCGGGTCGAGTAGATCGTTGCACGTTATGGGGTAGCCGTTGGCGGCGGCCCACCCGTTTGGCCAAAACCGGTTGGGTTTCACCCATGACGGGCAATGGATTTGCAATAACCCGTAGGAATTGCCGTTATCCCCAATGGCGGACGGGTTGCAACGGCTCTCTAGGTGCATAATTCGGGCTAGTTGTGGGGCCTCGACGGCCGGCCACCCGTAGCCCAATGCGTAGCCCGCCCACGCGCTACAAGCCCCAATTGGGGGTTGGGGCACCGTGGTAGGGGTTGGCGGTTTTGACGCGTCTAACGGCCTGTAAACGGTGTTTGCGGGCACCGTGGGGGCAATGGTGGTAGGTGCCGCGGCCGGCCATGGATTTGGGAGTGGGTTCATCCATAGGGAGATAGCCACCGCGGCACCCGCAAATATTGTAATAAACGCGTTCACGCGGTACCCCGCGGATCTGGCCTTGTTGGGTGTGTCCCCAAGTGTTCGAGCCTTATCGGTTTTCCCCATGTGTCCCACTTGTTTAGACGGGTCGCTAATTGGGCCAACGAAATAGTGCCGTTGGGCAATCGGAATATTTGGACCAATATTTGGCCGCCGGTTTCTAGTTCACCGGTCAAAACCTCATAGAAAATTAGGTTAGGTTGTTGTGTTTCCGTTGGGTCTGGCACGTCGCTTGCCGCCTTTCTTGGTTGTCTTTTTTACCGTAGCGGGGACGTGTTGCGTAGTGGTGGATATCCCAAATGCGGCTTGGAACGCGGCCCGTACACGGTCCGGGTTGTTGGCCATGCCTTGGCGTATCTCGATATGGAACCAATCCCCGCCGGGTGCCCCGTGGATCGTGGGCCGGGCATACCTAACCCACGCTTGGTAATTGTGGGCTTTTAGGGGTTGTGCGTCCACTCGATCTACACGCCACCCGCGGCCGTGCGGGTCCGGGAAATAGTCCAATACGCATTGGACACCCAATAGTTCCCAATTGTCCAACACGGTGTTTAGCCACGTTAAGGCCCGTATTCGTGCATTGGGTACGCCTAAATTTCGTGGTGGTATGCGACGGTAGGACAAATCCATGGCTACGCCACGTGCATGGTTTGAGATCTGCCCTCGAGTGGTTGCGGATCCGGTGCCCCGTATGTTTCTAAACGCGTAGTGGCCGTTGTTCCATACCGCGCCACCGCTTGTTAGTTCGGCTTGTTTTACCCACTCGATCGTCCCGGGTAGTGGGCCGGATACCACCGAATAGCCGGGGACCTTGTAGATAGGCATTACTTTTTAGGCGGCTCTTTTTCTACGAACAAACACGCGGTGTTTTCGTTGCCAAATCGGGTGCTAATCCACGCCATGAGTGCAGACGCTATGGGGATACTTAACGCAATGATTTGTGGATCCACGTTGTATTTGTGGGCTATGTAACTACCTAACGCGATAACGGCACCTTTTAGGGTTTGGTCCGCGGTTTGTAGTTGCGCGTTCTTGTTCATGGTGCCGGCGGGTATGGGTTGGCCGCTTTAATTTCCGCTACCGCTTGCCGCCATGCGGCCTCGGTGCCGTCACCGCGTTGCCACTCGAAAAACAACCCGTCCGATTTAGCCTCATATTGGGTTCGGCGTGTCTTTTCCACAATTTCGCATTGGTTGGTGTAATTCACTTGCGGCCATGCCGCGTCCAATTCCGCTTGGGTTGGTTTCGGGGTATCACTAAACCATTCCAATGTTGCGTAATCGTTGTTGTTAATCGCCCATTGTGTACCGGGGTAATTCGTTTCTAAAACCAATGCGTAATCCGTCATGGTGTCACCTCATAAACCGTAATGCTCGACGCGCCCCGCGTCACGCTCGCGTTGTCGCTGTCGGTACTCGAATAATTGACACGCACGGAACCGCTAGTACCGGCGCGGGTTTGTACCGCGTAGGTAGTTGGGGACGTGGTGGCCGGGCTATCTAGGTACACAATGCTTGCCGATAACAACATGTTTTCCCCGTCGAAACCTGAATAGCCACCAAACACCGCGCTAATTCGACTGCCGGCGGTAGTGCCAACGTAGGCGGACGTGTTACCGCCATTTAACTTAAAATGGCCCCACGGTGTTGCCTCACCAATACCGTGCGCAATTTGGGCAACCACCAACACTTTGTTGGACGCGCTAGTAGGTGTGATCGCAACGGTTAGCCCGGTTACGTCCACGAACGTGGCACTTGTTGTAGTAAATGTGTCGGTTTTGGCGGTACTTTTAATTTGGACCACCGCGCTAGTGCTAGGGCCAAGCGTGGCCCACGTCGAACCGTCGTAATACTGCACCACGTTGGTGTCCTCAAGGTACGCTAATTGGCCCTCGGCCAACGTCTTTTCGCCGGTGCCACCAAACGCCGCGTCTCGGGCCGTGCTATCTGCAAATACGGGAACACCGGTTCGTGCGCTTTGGTTCATTTGGTCCGCGGTTAGGACCTGAGACGTTACGAACGTGGGGACGGTTGTTTGTGCATTGGCACCCATAACGCAATCCTAACCCAACACGTTGGTGCTATCTAGCACACCGTACACCAGATCGTCCAAAACTAGGTAATACACCACGGTGGTGTCCGCGGTGTAAAACGTAATGGTGTGGCCACCGTCCAACGAAATATCCCCGGTAATGCCCTCTACGGACAATTCGCTACTAATCGTGCCGTAATTCGGCACGTCCACCGTAATAGTGATCGTGTCCCCAATGTCCACGGTTGCCACGGTGTCGCGTTGGGCCTCGGTAAGCATGGCCAAATTGGTGGTTAGTGCGGTTAGCCGTGGGGACGGGTACGGGGTTAGTAGATATTCGGCGGCGGCGGTTATCTGGCCGGCCACGTGTAATAGGGAACTCGACACGTCCCGGGTTTGTACGAAATAGGTGGTTTGGCTGTCCGTGTCCTGATCCGTAGCCGTGGTGCCGTCTAATGCGGTGACTACGGCCCGGTTTACTACTTGCCGTGCGTCGAATTGGATCTCCACGTTTCGGTATTTGTAATCGGTGCCCTGATCGCTAAACACCGCCACCGAACCGCTAAGCGTGGGACCGGTACGGTTTTGGAACGTTAGTACCCCGTCCGCGGACATAAACAACCGCCCAAATTCGGCGGTGTCGTTTATCTGTTGCAAATATTCCAACACGTTGGTGCCGGCCGCAACGGTAAACGCGCTCGAGTGCCCCAAATCCACGGTGCCGGTGGCAATGCTTGTAGTGCCGGTGTAGTTCACCTCGGGCAACGCCAACACGCTATTTATGCGTTGCCCGGACGTTTGCGGGGTTACGTTTAATTGTTCTATGAACGTGTTGGCTAGTAGCCAAAAATCGTCCACGCAATTAACCGTTACAAGGTTTTGGCGGTCCAAATTGTATTCGTAATCGTAACTTTCCACGATCCCGTTAAATAGTTCGGTTGTTTCGCGTAACACTTTTACGCGCCGCATTGGGGCCAACCCGGGTGCGTCGCTCGCCGGATCGTAATAGGGGCTTGTATCGTCGTACGGGTTGAGTATGCCGCCGGCCAACGTGTCGTTGAGCGTAAATGACATGGTGCCGGCCCCGAATTGGTCGAACGGTTGTTGGCGGCCTCGAACGTAATTAACGCCTAGGACGTAATCGGTTATGTCCGCAAATTGCACGTTAGGCCCCAACGTGTATTCCGTATTGCCCAATACGCCCTTTAGGGGATCGTCCAAACGGAAACTATTGGTGTCCCAACCGGTGTCTAATAGCACCGTGTAGTCCCCGGCGGCGGATACTACGCCGGGCACCTATGCCACCCGTATGTCAATCGCGCCGCTACGCCGGTTGTATTGCCGTAACGCGTTTACCAATTTGTCCGGTAGGGACGCGTCCGCCAACGTCGAGTAAACGTTTACGGTGATATTGCCGCCCATGTTGGCCCGGTTTAGGGGTATCACGGCCTCGGGGCCGCGTTCTCCAATCATGGCCAACGTTGGATCTGTAACTATGCCACCCTCGGCCAATAACGGAATTTTCGGGACGCTGAACCCTTTACCGCCGAACCCGGGCACCCAATCAGGAACCTCAAACGACAATTTGCCTACGCTGTTGTTCCACAATGACGCAATGCCGTTAAATATGGATTTGTAGAACCCCAACACCACGTTTAGGTAACCCTTAATAAAATCTACGCTCGCGGTAACACCCGCTTTAATACCCTCGAATAACGCTTTGACACCGTTTCTAAACGTCTCGGAATTCTTGTAGGCAATCACAAACGCGGCCACCAACGCACCGATAGCGATCACCACCAACGCAATGGGGTTGGCGGACATAACAAGGTTTAACGCGAATTGTGCGGCCTTAACCACTATTAGCGTGGCTTGGTACACTTTCATGGCCGCGTTGGCGGCAAGTACCGCAACCGCAAGGCCGGCAATTACGCCGCCCAATATCACTATTACCGTTGAGTTTTCGCGGGCAAAATCGGCAACCTTAACCATTACCGCGGTAAGTTTGGCAAATAGCGGCAACAAAATAATGCCGATACTTTCGGACAATTGGCTAAACGCCACTTTCATTTTGTCGCTATCGTTCGCGGTTGCCTCGGCCGTTCCACCTACTTGCGTTTCTATGGCCTTTAACACCATGTCTTGGGCCTCTAATAATTTGTTGCTCTCGACAAGGGTTTGGATTTTCTCTTTTTCCTGATCCGTAAACGTGACACCAGATTTAGCCAACGCGGTAATGCCCTTAATCGGATCTTGCAACGCTTTACCTAGTTGCACCGCGTTGGTGGCCGCGTCACCAAACCCGGCCGCGCCCATGTCAATGGCGGCTTTCGTTGCTCGATCAAACGCGCCGCCGGCCGTGTCCGCACTCTTGGCCAATTGGCCAAACGTTAATAGTTTGGCTTGGGCCAATTTAATTTGGTTTTGGTCCACGCCGGTAGCCCGGGCCGTGGCGTTGGCGTACTCAACAATGCGGTTATTTACCTTTTCGGTTGTCTCACCAAATAGGCCCATGCTTTCGTTAATTTGGGCTATTCGTGCGTTGGACGTGGCGGCGGCCTCACCGGCGGCAATGGTGGATTTGGCCATGACGGCCACGGCACCCAACGCGGCGGCGGCGGGTAGGGCCGCTTTTTTTAACGCAAATTGGGCCTTTTGGCCGGTGGTTTCGAGTTGCTTAAATTCGGCAATGGCTTTTTTAATGCCCTTGCCCTCGAACTCGGTGATAATTGGGATAGATACGGCCATTACTTAACCAATCTACTATTGGCCTCGCGTTGGATAACGTTTACAACGCTTTGTAGATCGCGTTCTACTTGGCCTTGGTTGCGTTCGTATGCCGGCCACATAATGCGGGACGCACGGCCAAACCGTGTTTCCAATCGGGTGGCCAAATTGTTGGCGGACGATCTGCCCGCCATGTCGAACACCTCACCTATGGGGGATTTCATTACTACGGCAAATACGGCCATTGCCCCACGTTTTCGGTTGCTAAACCGGGTAGTAATGGTTTTGCGGACCTGTTCGCTACTGAACGGGGTTAGCCGGCCGCCTTGCCAATTGCGACTAAAACCGCTTATTACCGTGTTGGGCACCGCATTTTTAGCGTCCGCTACCACGCTTGCCGTGATCTGTTTAACGTCTTTTTTAATTTGTTTGGCTAACTCGGGTTCCATTTTGTTGAGTTCCCGCAACGTTTCCTTAACGCCAACAACGGTTACGGTGGATTTAGCGGCCACGGCTTGCCCGTTCCATTTGGCGGTTTTGTTCGTTTAGCACACTTACAACGGTAGCCATGTCGTATTCGTCAAATTCGACGTTTGGCGGCCACCACCCGGTTGCCACCAATATTTCCGCTAATCGGCGGCGGTAGCCGCCACCGTAGGGTTTGTAGGGCCGCTATCCACCGGCATAGGTGCCCCGTCTAGCGCGGCCTCATAATCGGCCAACGATAGGTTCGAGTGTTCGGCCTTGGTGCGTTGCAACGCATACCACGTAAGCACCACCATGTCCGTGGCGCGTAGATCCGTGGACAATTGGCCCATGGAACGTTTGGTATGCCGTTCCCAATTCAGTACGTCAATAAAACGGGTTTCCACGCTTACGGTTGTTCCCTTAATAGGAATATCCCACTTAATAATCACGTCGCTAGCCAATCACCCGGGTGTTATGACGTTGCCGCGGCGTAGGTGCCGCCGGTGAACGTTAGTTGGACCTCGCCCAATTCGCCAAGGTTCGCGGCCAACACGTCCATGGCCTCAAGGTAAGTGTTCGTTAGCGAAAACTTGGGGTTGGTTGCCGATACCGCGGCACCGTCCACCGGTGTGCACTCAACGTAGCATTGCGTCCCCACCAACGGTTCTAACGTTGCGTACACCTCGGCGGCCTCATAGGACTGATTAAACGTCACAACCAATTGGTTGCTATTCATGCCGGCCTGATAGAACCGGTCCCGGCTTGCCATGCTCGAACTCTCGAGCGCGTCCGCTTGGCGCGTCAGTACGGCAGACTTTGCGAACTCGGACAGATCAACGGACGATCCGCTAGACGCACCGATTTTTACCTCAGGTGCAGAGTAGTAAACGGTTTGTGGCATTGCCATGGGTTAGTCCTCGCTTTTCGTTGTTACTTTTTTAGCACGTTTCGAGCCGCTTTGCACGTCACCGTTGGGGACGATAGCCCCAATTTTGAGTAGGTAATAGAAATCGTCCAACGGGAAATTGGCGGCCGGTACCACGTCCCCGGGTTGTTTGTCGCTAAATGCTTTGGTTACGCGGTAGGTACTCATGGCCCTATTTTAGCCCCAATGGTTAGTTCGTAAGACGCAAATTCTTGGCTACCTATGGTGGTTACCGCCGGCCGTACGTCCGTTAGGCCGATTTGTGCGCGGCGTACTAGGTCCGCCAATTCGAGTAATTGCGTTAAGCATTTGTAGTCACCGGGGCCTATGCCAATGATCTTTACGGTAAACGTCATATCGAACACTAGGTTGCTATTCATACGAATTACGGGTGCGTCCACAAATGCGCACGGTGGGTTTAGGTTCCGTGGATCGTCCACCACCCGTAGCCCGGTAATGGTTTGTAGTTTGTCCACTACGTTGTCGTAACCCAACTTAAACGCGTTTACGGTGGCGGTCATTAGGCAACCGCCGGCCGATTAACCCCTAGTAGCCGCATGATTTGGCCCATACTGCCGCCGGTTGGTGTGCCGGTGGCCAACGGATCAAATGACGCGTATTGGTCAATAGATCCACGTTCGCGGTACAAGGCCCCGGCGTACATGATCGTGCCTAGTCGCACGTCTTGGCTAGGCACCGTGGATAGGGACGCGTCAAAATAACCGGCCTCTTGGCGTTTACGGTACGCGTACGCGTTGGCGGTGGCCACGCAAATGGTGAGTAGG